TGGTTGATAGCATAATTTGTCTATCTTTCAATCCAAGATGATCTATAATGTGTTCAAGATCTTGACCATGTGGATCTTTTGGTTCTGTATGCATAATAAGACTTGCTTTGTCATGAAGATTTTCTTTATCAAGCCATTCTTTAAACCACCATGCAAGAGTTCCAGATTGTTTTCTTCTAGCATTTCTGTTGTTCCAAAAGAAAATGACCTTTGACCGATCTTCTTCTTGCAGAGATCTTTCGCGTATCTCTTTAATTTGAAGGTCAGACAAAGGTCTAAAAATGTCCGAATTTACCGAATGAGGCAAATATGTTGCTGGAACTTCCGGAGCTACTGTTTTAACAATCTCATGAGTAACTTTAGAAATAGTGACAATGTGATCGTTAGATAAGTAAAAGTCCCTATTAAAATAAGGTGCAGGAAAATTGTCCCAAACATGATGGTAAACCATCGGACAAAGCGGTCTAATTTCATTTTCTATCTCCCATAGCCAACCCCAAAATCTTGGATCAGTCATAAACCAAAGCAAATCAACTCTTTCAGTTTTTATTATTGAGCGGATCATTTCTTGTGTCCCGTATCCGTCAACGGGAATTATTTTCCAATCTTCACCATAAGGATCAACCAATTTTGGTGTGTAATCTTGATGTTTGATTGCGCCACCCAAACTAATAATAGAATACCTTCCGGTTTTGAGCAGACTCTCACAAAAGTATTTTGTTTGAGTTCCAACGCCGGAAGGTGATAGAGGGTGGTCGGAAAGTGTTAATATTTTTATTTTTGACAAAGGTCACCTCTTTTTAATACTAATATAACACATAATTTCGAGGTTGTCAAGTCTTTTTGAAAAAAAAGTTAAAAAAATATTTTTTTTATCTCGGGCAATGCTCTGTGTTTCTAAATTCGCAAAGAGAACAAGACCCTCTATTCTTGAAATGAGCTTTGTTGAATATTGATCTTACCGCCTTTACAAGGAGATCAGTTGCGTTTTGGACTTTGCGAGGACCAGAGGTGACACGAAAGATTTCAACATTATCTTTCTTTGCTGTTCTTTTCAAAAGTGCAAAGTGTGTCTCAACTAATTTTGGATCGATGTCGTGTTTTAAACAAAAGAATTTTTTGTAGAGAGTTAATTGATAAGTAATATACTTATCTGTTCTTTTTTGAGCATCCCAGCCCCAAGAACAAGTTTTCCAGTCAATGATATGATATTTACCATCATCTGTCTTTAACACAAGGTCAATAAACCCTTTAAACTTACAATCCTCAACCTCGGGAATATCAAGATACAATTTCTCTTCAACAGAAAATACTTCGTAGTTTTTAAATGTTTTTAGAACTTCAGGTATTATTTGAGGAGCAATTTTCTTTGCTTGATCAGACATAACGTTTATGATATTTTGTTCTAAATCAACATCTTTTGCTAAAAGATCCATTATCTCTTTCTCAAATACTGCATCCCAAAAGTCATCATAATCTTCTTCTTGTATCTTATCTTCAATTGCGTGTTCGCACAAAAGATGAAGAGATCTTCCAAAGGCTGTGTATTCGTTTCCAACAAATTTCTTTATTTTGTCGATGTAAATCAACTTGTGTTTCCAAGCGCACTCGGACCACGTTTTAAGTTCTGAATATGATATATGCATTAATCCTCCAAGTCATGTAATTGCATCAACTTGGAAAATAAAACTGGTGAAGTTTCTTTAAGATCTTGGCGTTTGCCCATGTAAAACTGTTCAAATCCTTTTGCCCAATACTCTCTTAACGAGGTGACAGCATAAGGCGAAGGAAAGATTCCCGGAACCAATTGCCAAAGAACGTCATAGGTTACCTTTTCATAAAGATAATCATCGATATTCTTATCATAATCAACATTATAGATAAAACCTGTTGGTACACCAAAACCTTGATCTTTCAAAATAAAAGCTAATTTTTTTCTTCTGTAGAGGAATTCTTTTTCAAGCTTTCCATCTTCATAGATTATTTGTTCAAATTGCTTCTCATTTGAATGAGCAATTTCGTGTATCAAATCATCAATCATATCCATTTCAGAATCTTGATCGTTTGTAATATAGATGGCTCCGTTTTGCCACAAAGCATTAATATCACGATCAATAAGATCTTGAAAATGACCGATGTAGATAATATCAATATTTGATAAAACATGGTTAGGAAGATGTTTAGCAACATAACGAATAACAAAATCAACGTCAACATGTTCAGGAAGACGATCTTTAATATAAATGTTAACATCACCAAGCATGTAATGATCCTTTAGTTTTTTAGATCTTTTTACAGATTCTTCTAACCAGTTCATTTATTCTCCAAAGTAGTAATATAACTATAACACATTAGGATAAAAATGTCAAGGAATAAATAGAATATTTTTTTTCAAACTAAAGAATTTTTGATGAAATTGTTGCCAATCTCGAACGTTCACCTTTTAAGAAAGTTATATGTCCTGAAATATCTTGGGACTTAAATTTCTCAACAGCATAAGTCAAACCGTTTGATGTTTCATTTGTATAGATATTATCAATTTGTTCGATATCTCCTGTGAGTACAATCTTGGTTCCTTCTCCAACACGGGTAAGAATAGTCTTGACCTCATGTGCTGTGAGGTTTTGAGCTTCATCAATTACAATAAAAGCGTTATTAATAGAACGACCACGAATGTAAGTAAGAGCTTCGATTTGTATCTTGCCTCTTTGAACATATTCATCCAGATAAACGTTGTCTTTTCCTAAGATAGTTTCTAAGTTATCTTGAATGGGCATCAACCAAGGAAGCATTTTCTCGTGCATGGTTCCGGGTAAGAAACCAATGTCTTTTCCAAGAGGTTGAACAGGACGAGAAACAACAATCTTTCTATATTTATTATTGTTTTTCTTAAGAGAAAGGGTTTGTTCCATTCCGGCAGCAATTGCCATAAGGGTCTTACCAGATCCGGCCTTACCGATAAGAGAAACAAACTTTATCGAATCATCAAAGAGAAGATCATAAGCAAACTTTTGTTCTTTGTTTCTTGGAATAATTCCCATGGTCAAAGCTTTAACATCATCTCTTATTTTCTCAATTGGTTTTTCATCCAATACAAAACGAGCCAAAGCAGATTTCTTTGGGTTTGATGAGGAAATAAGAATAAGAAATTGATTTGGATATAACTTTATCTTTCTTTCTTTTTGAAACAATTCGTCAAAGTGTATTGGTTCGTCCGCATAGAATTGTTCAATTAATTCATCATCGACAACCATTTCAAGAAAACCAGTGTAAATCTTCTCGGCATCTTCGATAATGCGTTCGGTTTCGTAGTCCTCGGATAAAAGACCAATAGCATCAGCAATCACTCGCATATTGATGTCGCGAGAAATCATGACGGTCTTTCGCTTTGGAAATTGTTGTTGAACGGCAAGAGCAACGCCAAGGATTTGATGATCGGGAACTTGCATTGATAAGAAGCCAGGAAGGTCTTTTTTTGCCTCTTCAACCTTAAGGATACCCAAACCCTTACCCAAACGAATTCCTTTGCTTAAAGAGCCTTTTTCGCGCAATTCATCAAGTATTTTGATTATCTGTCTTGCGTGGAATCCAACGGAGTCTTGGCGTTTTTTATGTTTGTCAATTTCTTCGAGGACTTTATAAGCAATGAATAAATCATTATTGCCAAACTTGTAAAGACATGATGAGTCGGTTAAGAAAACCGAGGTATCAATCACATAATTCTTTTTTGCCATTGTTGTTTCCTTTTGTTAATGTAGTTTTCAACTAGTTTTTCTAATTTTCTTTGGATTTGTTCTTCTTTTATGGCGTCATTCATTTTTACCCTCTTCATAAAATCGGTGACCAAATACGAATTATAATATTCATTTTTATCCGTCGTACCTATTTCTTTCCAGATAACAAAGAGCTTATCAGGCTCCCATCCAGTCTTTTGAAACTTAATAATTTCTATTTTGCCGGGCGTGATTTGCCGCACTTGATTGGAATATTCCTCACTATCTTCGGATACTTCAAGTTCTTGTCCTTTTATTTTATCTTTTATCTCATCAAGTGTGTTAACTAGTAATTCTTTTTGTTCTTTGGTGATGTTGTTAACATCGATTGTATTCCACCATTTAGAAATTGAAGTGGTTATTTGATCGATATTTTGATCGTAATCAAATGAATACAATGCTGGATTATTATTATTGTCTTTAGCTCCAATGAATACAAAAGACTTAAGATTATCGTCATCCTCATACACATCAACACCATTAATTTTAAATAAACTCCAAAAGTGATTTTTTGATTTAAAAATCTTTTTGGAAATGTTTTTTATTCTTTGAATATTAACATTATCTAAATTTTTTGGGTCAATTTTTGTTAATGTCTTTAAAAATATTTTATAATCAACTTTATCAATGTTATCATTTATTAGCTTTAAAGCTTTATGTACTTTCTTGTTAGTTTCTGAGGATTTAAATCCATCATGAATATTCTCTCCATCTGGGCTGTATTTGGAATGAATGTGCCAATATAAATTTCGGAACATATCTGATAATTGTGCTCCGGTGTTTGTTTTACCTTTATCATCAGATAGTTTTTGATACTTAGTTAACATTTCATTAGAATATTTGGCTAATTCTTTTGCTGATGTTCTTAATTGATTTTTGTTTTCATTATTTTTCCAATTTACATGCATTTCTTTTATTTTTTTTATAAAGTTTTCAGAAAACTCATCTTTAAAATTTTGATTTTCATTTGATTCTCTAATAGGAGTAAATCTAAGTGTTCCTTTCGCTAATTTTTTCAACCAATTGTCTTCATCTTTTTTAACATAATCATAAATAAAGTTTTCTATTTTGTCTGGGTCGTTGAACATCTCATCTTTAAGTCTATAAAAAATTGAATTCATAATTTTAAATGCGGTTTCTTCGTCACTTGTAGTAGTTATTTTCTTATCTGAATCTAGGCCTAATTCTTTCATTATTGTTTCAGGAGATAAATCACTGGCTGGTGCTGTTTCGTCTTCAGGGCTAATTGCTTCATCTGATCCTAGATTTTCAATATCTTCTCCTTTCACGTTTTTTCCAAGAATTGTCAAGCCGTCTCCAAGAAATTGGATCAATGCATTTCTTAATCTATCAATTGCAACTTCTCCGCCTTTAGCTGATTCTAAAGATTTAAAGTTTGCAATTGCTGTTTTTAAATGTGTGTCTATTGCTTCTTGGAACTTGTTTTCATAGTCCTTAAGCTCAGGTCCACCGGCAGAGCCAAATGGTGCAACATTTGGAAATACTTTGAGAATTGGTTTAATCTTATCAAGTTCTTCTTGTACCACTTCTTTATTTGATGATTTTAAACTACCACCAATGATAAAATCAATGAAGTCATGAAGTGGTTGTAATTTAACACTTTCTTCTGCTGTTTCTGGATCTGTTCCAGCATTATCTGCTTCTGTTATTGTTTTGGTTTTTGGCAAAGATTTTAAAATCATTTTTCCATATTCAATTAATTGATCAACCTCTTTATCTAAAATTCCTTTTTTTCTTTTTGCTCCAGCTTTTGCTTCTCCTGCCATGGCTATATATTCTTTAAGAGCTTTTTTGACTTTTCTGGTTTGTTGCAAAAACGCATTTAAGGAAGCTTTAATATTTTTGATATTTAAACCTTTTGCTTCTTGGAGAGATTCTGTTGCAACAGTTGTTGTTTTTGTAAATCCTGCTGTTCTATCCTCTCCTGTAAGTGCTGCTTCAATTGTTTTTATTAGAACTCTTAATAAGTCTCCTTGTTCGTAAAGATATGGTTTATCATAAAATCCTTTCATTGCTTCAACGGCTTTTTTAACATCTTCTGTTGGGACGAAGAGGTCTGTGTCTACTTCGTCTTCTTCACTCGGGGGTGTTTCAGTAGATGTTGAAGTTGGTTTCGTTGTAGGTTCGGATGATGGTTCAGAAGTTGATTTTGTCGCATCAGTTCTTTCATCAGTAGAGGTTGCGGCAGATCCTGCATCACTACTTCTATCGGAAGCTGCCAAATCTAACAGTTGCTTAAGAGATAGTTTTTCTGGTGTGTTAGTTTGTAAAGTTGCTAATCTTTGAATATCATCTGTTTCAATTTTATTTGTATCACCAGCTAATCCAGCAATTTGTTGTTGTGCATTTTCATCAGCTCCTTGAAGTTTTTCAACAGTTGGGAATATTGTTTTAATTGCTGTTAATCCTGCTTCGTCTTTAGCCATATCACCAAATATTTCGATTGCTTTCTGTTTGTATGCGTCATCAGCATCAGCTTCAAGCATTAATTCTTCCAAGATCATTTCTTCTAATTTTTCTTTATTCATTTACTTTTACTCCTAATTTTTCAAGAGCATAAGTCAAAGCTTGCCTTCCATTTCCTTGTTGTATTTGAGAAATTGCGGCATCAATTAATTTATCTAAAAGGATAAGCTCTTGTTTATCCGCACCTTTAATTTTGCTAAAAACTTGATAAAGCTTTTTAAATTTATCTCTCATTTTATTTATTGAATTCACAACTTCTTCATCTTGTTGAGCTTTTTCAACCTCTTCTTTGATGATTTGTTGTAATTTTTCTTTTGAAACTTTCATTATCACAACTCCATAATTCGTTTACAATAAATAGCAAAAAAGCGAGGATTTGACCTCGCTTCTTCTTTTAATTATTGATATTCATCTTTGGGATCGATATTGATCTCTCCAGTCAGAATAGAAAACAATTGTTTGATTTCAGGATTTGATGATATCTGAATAGCAGAAACCACAATCAATTGTATTTCTTCTTGTGTTAAACCTAATTCATAAGCTTTCTTTGCAGCATATAATAATTCTGTAAAAGCCTTTTGTTTTGAAAGAGGCCAAGTTTGCAAGTCCATTGACAATCTCATTAATTTTTCTGAAAATTCTTTAGCGTCCATTTTGATTCTCCTTTAATTTATCAACAAGCCAAGATGATGATTGAGGTTTATTATTTCCTCCAATTGCCCACATCATTTGGATTCCTAGTTCTTCACACACATCCATTTCTGGTGTGTTTTCAGTCTTTCTGTCTCCACCATTTGCAAAAGCATCTGGTTTGTGTCTTCGAAGAGCT